GATTCCATGTAATCGGTGACTTTTTTTTGATCCTCCGTCAGCGCCGCGTAGGTGTTATTATTTATTTTTTCCAGCTCTCCCAGCATCTCCTCATTAATGTCGTATAACTTTGAGTCCGCCGTTTCCCGGTACCGCTCCGCCTGCTTTTCATAGTCGGCCCGGCTGATGAGGCCCAGCTCGTACTGTTGCCTAATGGAATCGATCTGCGCGGACAGTTCGTCCCGCACCCGGTCCTTCTGGCGCTCGTACAGGGTGGTTATTTCTTCTTTGCGCCGCTCCATTTCTTTGGCCAGATCTTCGGCTATCTGTCCGGCGTATTCAAAATATTGCAGTTTTTTGATATTCACACCGGGGATTTTATTTATTACATCAATAATCCCATTCATAATGGAGATGACCGCGTTGCCAAAGGGTACCAAAATCTTGTTATACAGCCAGAGAAAAGCCTCGCCGACGATTTTTAAAACCGGCATAATTATTTTGAGTACAAACGCGATACTGTCATTGATGGACTTGGCCAGGAATATTATGATCGGCAGAATGTCCGCGATGACCTCCCCCAGTTCATCAAGGACATCATAGAGGTTGGCCATGGCGTTCCGCGCTAAATGATCAACCTTGCCAAACACATCCTTGACAAAATTGGTAATAAAGTTAAGCGCCTCACTAAAAGATTCAAGCTGCGCTACAGCTTTGATAACGATGGAGATGAGCATCATCCAGGGGTTTCCGCCGCTTTGAATGACGCTAATCATCTGACCGACATCGGTGTCACCGATAGCGAGCATCGCTTCGGCGCCGGCAAATCGTCCGTAATCGCCATTTTGCCGGGCCAGCTCGCGCTGGTATCCCCATTCGACGCCAATGTTTTGCATACGCAATTCGTGGGCCTGCATAATCGCGTCACGCTCAAGCCGGCACTCTTCCAGTTCGGCGTTGTGCCGCTTTTCATCGAAGTGGGCATTGAGCGAGGCAAGTTCGCCGGCGTATTCGGCCTGCTTCTCGTAGCCCTTGCCGTATATTTTTTCCGCGCGGGCTTGCAGTTCCTCCAGCGAACGCTGCCGCTCCCGGTCGACGGCGGCGACGCCTGAAAGCATCTTGTCCCGCCAGGCGGTACCGAGGCTTTCAACATCTTTACGTTCGGCGTCAACGCGCTTGCGCCGGTAGGATTCCTTGAGGGCTTCCAGTTCGTCCTGATAGGCCCGGTTGGTTTCAAAACCCTCCTTGAAAGCGGAAAACGCCTTGGCCTTTAATTCGCCGATCGCTTTGTCCTCTTCCCGGTTAATCGCCTCAATGCCGGTTAGTAGTTTGTCCTGCCATTCGGTTCCAAACGCGGCGAGGGAGGACTCTCTGATCTCCTCCATCTTTTCGGCTATTGCGGTGACGTTCGCCTTGGCCTGTACCAGTTGGAGGTTCGCCGCCTCAAGCGCTTTTTGATATTCCGCGTATTTGGGGTTTTCCCCGTAATCAGTGGTCATATACTGGCCGCTTCCGGGCTGGAGCTCTATACGTTCAATGAGATTTCGAGGCGTGTTTGCCAGAGCTCGTTGTATCCGCGCAACTTCCTGATATGCGGCGGCGACCTGCTGTTCCGCGTCCCGCAGGAATCCCCGCTGCGCCGAAATACCTAAGCCCTCAAGCGCTTCGGCGTATTGGCGCGCGGCCGCTTCGGCGTCCCGCCAGGCGTCCGCCTGCTCCCGCGCCGCCAGCGCGGCGCCGGACGCCTGCTGCGCGGCGTTCTGTTGTGCGGAGGCGTACGCGACAATCGCGACCGTTGCCGCCGCCGCGGCGGCGATGCCCGCGATGAGCAGCGGATTGCCGACGGCCAGGGCGGAGTTCAGTCCCATCTGCGCCGCATACAGCGTCCAGGTCTTAACCGCCGCCACCGCCTGCTTCACCGCCAGTACCGCCAGATAACCGGTCAGAGCGACCACGGCGCCGGCGATAATCCCCTTAACCAGCGGGCTGTCGTTGATGGCGTTAATTATGTTAGCTGCTAATCCCAACACCTTTGTCATCGCCGGCAGCAGCATATCGCCGTAGGAGGCGGCCAGGGCGTTCACCGATTCCTTGAGCCCCGCCTGCATCGCCGCCAGGCTGCGCGAGCCTAGCTCCATACCGCCGAAGTATTTTCCCCCTTCGGCGGTGAGACGGTCGAGTGCGGCGGCAAAATCCGCGAAGCCGATCTCCCCCTTGCTCACCATGTCCGTGACGGCCTCTTTGCTGGTATTGAAGCCGCGGGCGAGTTCGTCGAGAATGGGGACTCCCTGATGGATGTACGTGTTCAGCACGTGCATGTCCGCCTTGCCCTTGGCGGCTGCCATCGAGAAGGCGTTGATGTAGCTTGAAAATTTTTGCGCGTTTCCCTGGGAGAGGTCGCCGAACTGGGTCAGCCGCGCGTTGATGTTCGCCAGCGGCACGTCGGCGGCCAGCAGCACGTTGACCGCCTGTTTGGTGGTGCCGAGATCGAACGGGGTTTTGTCATTGAAGGCTTTGATACGGTCAAACAGGGCGGCGCCGGCTTCCATGTCGCCTAACAAGGTGCCGAACTCGTTGCGGGCGCTCTGGAAAGCGTCCGCCTGCGCCAGGGCGAAGCCGGCAAGGTCTGTTAGTTTGTCGGTTACTTTAATCAGGGCGACCGCGGCGGCCGTCTGGGTGACGGCGTTCTTGAGATCGCCAAAGGAACCCGCGTTGTCGCCGTTCGCCTTGTCTATCGCCTTGGCTTGTGTTTCAAGCTGTTTGTACTGCGCGACGAGGTTTTGCACCTCCTGCGATTCGGGTTTAAGGCCCGCGTCCACCAGGTCGAGGGCCGCCTGTTTGGCCATTTCCTGCTGGCGTTTTACCTCGGCGCTTGAAACGCCGAAAAGTTTCAGGGAGCCCGCCGCCCTGGCCGCTTCGCCTTCGTAGCGCTTGAACGTGTCGGCCAGCCCCCTAGCGTCGGGGGCAAGGGCTTTTGTCTGCGCCGCCAGGGATTTGAGCTCGCCGGACAGGGCGCTTACCTGGGCGTGGGCCTGCTGGCCGAGAATTTTTATCTGTAGTTCCAGGGTTTTTGATTCCACCGCCGGTTACCCGTTCCCCTTTGTACGCTCTTCGTATTCGCGCCGTTCCCACAACGCCGCTTCCCGCTTAAACAGCATGATCGCGCGGATCATCCACTCCGGCTGCTGCGCCCAGCCGCCGTCAAACGGCAGGCTGCCTAGGTCCTCGCTCATGCGGTATACGTTGTAGCACTGAAAAAATTCATCCGTGAGGTAGGCGGCCATGTCGCAAAAACGGACAAAGATACGGCCGCCCCCATCGTCCTCAACGCCGGAGTCCCATGGCTTGGCTTCATGCCCCGGACGGAGCCGGGCCTCGTGCTTACCGGACCGCCATATCCGGTAAGCGACGGCTAGTTTTTTTCGTCAACCGCCGTAACGGTCAACTCTTCCCGGAACAACTCCACCAGTTCGGTAACAAGCGGCTCGAAGCAAATAGGCGCTTTGAGGAGATCGGCGGCGCTGCGGATGTGTTTCACCTCGCCTTCGCCTTCCTTGTAGCCCGCCCCGGAAATACTGACAATCATATTTCGCAGGTATGCTTCGTCATCGACTTTAAACTCGATCTTCATCCCCCGCGACTTGCCGGTTTCGTCAAAGTCACCGACGGCCGTGGGCCGGGATACAATCTTGTTTTTCAACTCGATGGTCGCCGCCTTATAGGTCACGCTGATTTGCTCGTTGGATGGAAGGTCCCGGTTGCCGCCAAACTTGGGGATGTACGTCTTTTCTTTGCTAATAGTCTTAATCATGGTGGTTACTCCTTACAATGCGGCCAGCGGGATGTCAACCGAGTAAAAAATCGGGTCGATCCCGGTGAGCCTGAACGAACTGTCAAACGACTGCGCCTGGCTGCTTTGCCCGCCGAACGATATGCCGTACAGGTGGATTTGCCCGAAAACAAAGGTCTCGGTTTCGCCGGGGACGTCCGTTTTTCGGTTATAGCCCACAAAGTACAGGGGTTCATTCGCCACCTCCGTGACGGTCACGGTGTTGCCCTGTTTGTGGACCGCTTTCATCATCCGCTCGACCAGGCCGCCGGAACGGTTGGTGACGCCTAACGTGAAGATCATGTTCATGGTGCCGGTGGCGTCCCGCTTGCCGGGGCGGTATTTCTTATAACCGTTCACAAGCCGGGTAACGTCTACCTGTTCCTGGGTTACATCCAGCTTCCACCCGGTGATGTCCGCGGCTTCCTCCAGTTTGATCCGGCGCGCCTTGTCGCCGTTTTTAAGCACGTCGCTCCCGTCGGAGGGAAATGCCTCGCCAACTTCAAGGCCGTTCGGAAAATACGAACCGGGCCCCTTCGCGGTGATAATATAGATGCCCGGCGTTCCCAGGGCGGCGGCGTTGTCGCCGGTTTTCTCGGCGTCAAAGCCGTTGCTGGTAAAGACGGTCCCGTCGTCGCCGATGAGGGCTAATTCTTGTTTGTTCATACTGCTATTTCTCCTTTGTTCCGGTTTTCGGAACCGCCGGTTCTAAAGGCGGCTGCCCTTCCGCCGTGGTGGCACCGTCCCTTGATTCGGTCTGCGCGGGCCGGGCATCGTCCCTAAAGGTTTTTCCCCCTTCCCGCTTGTAGTTGGTTACATACTTCGCCATATTTTCCTCCTATGCCGCCGGTATCGTTATGGTGACGATCCGGTCGTCTTGTACGTCCTGCGCCGCCGTTGAATCGGGGCTGTCAAAAAAACTGTCTTCCTGGCTGATCGTCTGGACGATCCGGCTGTTCAACACGCGCTGCGCCTGCCCCTCCCCGTCCGTTACCTCCAGGCGCAGGCCGTCGGATATAAGGTAACGGTCAACGGCCTCAATGGCGGCTAACGCCTGTTTCAGCCCGGTCATGCTCTCGGCGGTTCCCGCCACCGACACCCGCACACGGAGCGTCCGGCCCGCCTGCGCCGCCTGCGGCCTCGCCTGGATAAAGGTCTTTAATAGGCTTACCTTTATCACTACGCCCTTTTCGTTCACCGATGACGGCGTTACTACGACCTTAGTGTGAAACCCGTCGCCGCCGACGTGCCGTTCAAGCTGCTGGGCGAACGCGTTCAACGCGTCAAAGCTGTTCAAGCGCACTGCCGGCCTCCCGCATCAGTAAATCCATTTCATGATCGCTCAAGTAGAAAAACGGCCGGGCGGGAATCTCTACCGACTTTTTCAGGTAGTACAGAATATGGCTCTTGTATGCCAGGTTCCCTTCCCCGTTACGCGATCTCCGTTTTTCGCGGTAACACATGGTCCGGCCTTTGCGGAATACGGTATAGCCTGCGGCTTTCAATCCCCGCAGTACATCCGTAGGGCTGTAGCCGTAACGCCGCTGTAACTGCCGTGTTCCGGCGGCCGGTATCCACAGCCAGTTTTTTTTCGCCCGGATAACGCCGCCGTTGTTCTGTATCGCCGCGTAGGGTTTGTTGGTACCGATGCTGGCCGTGCTCTCGTTAATCACGGCATGGGTGATTGAATCGCGTAACGATCCGGTGTCCTGTAACGGACGCCCGGCCCCTCGGTACGCGGCGGTCGCCGGTGACAGCGGGGTAAACCCCTGCCCTTCGTGGATGTGGCCCCGGATCATCTCTGCCGCCATGCCGGCAATTGTCGCCAGTTTGGCCGGCTTCTGCAGCGACCTCGCAATATCGTCTAACGTGTCAATCACACTCACCGCCATCTATCCTTCCGCTTCGGCGGTACCGCCACCGCCGCGGCCGCGCCTTTTTCCGGCGCCGATTCCGCTTCGGGAAAATCACCCCAGGCGGCCCGGATGATGTCCCGCGCCTTGACGCGGTATTCCTTGCCGGCTTCCTCGTGCCCCAGCGCGATGTGCAGCTCATATATGGTGTGGATAAGCACCACCTCGCGCACAATCTTGTCGTCAAGGTTGAACGGCACGCGGAGCCGGCGCAGCACCGCGCCGATATAGATACCCGCCCGCGTTATCGCGTCGCGGACGGTATCGTCTGAACCGTCGGCAAGGGCGTTATACAGATTCTGTGAGAGACGGGCCGCGACCTCTTCCGGCGTAACCGGTTCCCCTAACGGGGCAAAGGCAACGGCTGTTTCCGGTCTTGCTACAGGAATGTCCGCGATGCCCAGCTCGTCCATGATCTACGCCAGCACCTGCGTTTTTCTGATCGCGTCCACGTTCGGTACCGGCATGGGCCGGGACTGCCCGATAAACTTGTACCCCTCGGGATCGTCCTGGGGCACCGCTCTCACATGGAGCGGCAGCGACGCGAAATTCGCGTCAAGCGAATCCAGCGCGCAGTAGAACAGGCCGAAGGCGTCGTCGCGGGCAACGCTCACCACACACCCGTTCGGTATAGCGTCCACAAACGCCTTGGTCTTGTAGCTGTAGTACCGGGCCGAACAGATGATGAACTTTGCATTGCCGATCTGGACGTAATCCGGGAACACCTTGATCAGGTCGGGGTTGTTGAGCGCGGCGGCCTTGGTCACCAGCGCGGCGTACACGTCGTGTTTGATCAGGTGGACGATGTCCGTCCCTTCG